ATCGAATATTAGATATGAAAAATAATGAGGAAATAAATGAGCAGTTGGCCGATATAATTTTAGAAACTACTGAAAAGAGTATACTTGCTCATCAAGAACGTATTGCTATTTTAGAGGATGCCAAAAGTAAAGGCATGACTTTTTATAACTTCTATAGCAATAGTACAGATGAAGATATCAAAGAGAAATTTCCTTTGGGTAAAAATAAGGTTACCTATATAAGAATAGCAGAATTACAGAACAAACTTACCTCAGTTAGAAAACTATTAGAGCTATCCAAAAAGAATTTACATGAAATAATAGAACAAAAGAATCAAGTTCTTCCCACAGATAAAAAGACCCTCTCAACTTTGGAGAAACAAGAGAAATCATTTAAGCAGCAAATGATTTTATATAACAACGAAATAAATAATTTGCTGAAGAAAATTGAGGAGTTATCTAAAAATACAATTGAATATACATACAAACCTATTCCAAATTCTTACTAACAGATCCTGTTTCTTACAAACAAAGTCAGATAATTAGTAAGGAAAATAACGAGCTGTGACTTATTCAATTTCTTTAGTTCATGAGCTATTTCTAAAGAATACAATAAGTTAAGTATTTCGTTCTTAACAATATAATTTCCAATCTTTATACCTTTCTCAACCTTTCTAACTAGATACTGACGTTTCTTTTCTAAACAAACTTTTTTCAATTCTAAAATTCTATCAATCAAAATTATAATGAATCTAACCTGTGTTAAATTTTCTGGTGAAGAAATCTGAGATAAGATTGATAATGCAATTTCTTGCTTTAATCCACTTAGTCCTACAGATTTACCTAATGCATACTGATCTATTTGACTGTATGTGCAGATTAAAGCAGAGATCTTATCCGAAATAATTTGAGATGACTTCGTTTGAATATTTTCTAATTCATCCTCTGGTATTTTACTAAATGTAACCTTATCTTCTTCTATAATTTTAAAATATAAATTTGCGAAGGATCTAAATGATTGCTGAATTCGATGTCTTAAATGATAAATGATATTTACCAAAAACATTCCTTCATTTAAATCCTTAGTTTTCAGGAAGATATCCCTCTTTTTACGAAATTCGGTTTCAGCCAGATATAAGATTGCCGCCCCTATTCCTCCTTTATTTTTATACAAATGTTTACTGGATAAATTATCCATAGCTAGATTCCAGACCTCTGGATTACAGTGACGCGACATATGTGCATGAACCCGATTCGCATAAAACTTTACTGCTAGCAACTGAAAAAACAATTTCACTAAATCAAATTTTCTAATCTTAAAAAAATAAGCAATGCAATATAATATCAGTAAAGTTTGCTTGTCTGTAATTATTTTTGCTGTTCTTAGTTTTTTTGGAATTATAGAATTTTTGAATTCTTTTAGTACATTATCATTTAAACCTGTCAATTTTAGCAAATCTTCCCATTTTCTTATAGTTTTTATATAATGACAAGGAATGGATGTTTTGGATAACTCATCGCCTATAAAAAAAGAAACGAACTTTCTTAATTTCTCTATATCTTCAACTGAAGAATTTGGAAGATTAACGGTATTAAACATGCTAGTATTCTCTTTACCTATCTTAATTCAATCTCAATGCTAGAGCTATCAAAGTACACTAATTGCGGTGAATAAGTTAGTAATTGCTCAAGAGTAAAATCTTTAATGTCATATAGAAACTGAATATCAAATTCTGGTTTTACAACTTTACAATTGAGAACCCCAGGAATGTTTCTCACAATTTTCACAATTTCAGAAATAAAGATTGTTTTCTCATAACCAAATCTGGGATAGAATTCATTAATCAATTCATCTTTTATCTGCTGAATAAATGCTTGACTACTTTTTATATCATTATAATCCACCCATACAATTATTTCAATTTGAATTGGGATACCGATGTAAGATGAAAGAGGGAAAAACCTATCACCATTGAATATATATTTTTGGTTCTCTTTCTCCTCAACTATGAATATATCATTTGGAAGTAAACGTTCGAAATTCCATCTAACCTGGGGATTAGATTGCGAATCTAATCTGGTTGCTATAAATGGCCCGTATACACTATATTTATCAGTCCATGAACTTTGATACTTAGAAACAGCATACCTGGTTCCCGGAGGTATAGTAACCTCGTAACTTTCCAACAGAATTTCATCCGGAGGATCTATATCAAAAACATCTTCTTTAGTAACAGGATTTAATCCTAGATTTGAAAGCAATCCAACTGTATTTGAGAATTTCAAATTGACAAAATCCGTTAACATGCGATATTTTGTAACATCAAAAGCAGCAATTTTACTCAGAACATAGATCTCGAACAACGATTTGTTGATTTTATCATAATATTTTTTCTCTAAAGCAGGTATATCATAAGCAATAATATATGTTTCTGGGGATAATGGATTCGGGCGTAGAGGGCTATACATAAATTCACTTAAATCCTCTTTGACAATCACTGAAGAAGTACCATACATCATATATGCTCGTTTTGCTTCCTCTATAGTCCGAGGAAATTCCCCTTCTTCGTCATATCTTTGCTTAAATCTATCACTCAAACTATCATAAATATAAAAAATAAAATTGATTTCACCATAAGGTAAATCCTTTATAAATAACAAACTTTCAGAATCCTCTAACGTAAAACGATTTCTAAGAACATCGTTATCCAATAATACTAAAGTACCATCGGGCAGCAATACCTGACAAAATAGTTGGGAAGGTAAAATCTGATTCTGGGGATTATTGTTAAATACCGAATAATTCAAATTGATAATCAATCTATCCTCATCTAAATCATTCCCAGTAATAACCTTGAAATCACACGAAGTGATTGAGATAAATGTTTCAGAAGAAACATTTCTTGATATGATAAATGGTTTACTTATCTCTGATAAAATGTAAAAATACTTACATTGCTGTATTTGTGAATCATATACGATATTAAACATACTGACGTATGTTATAGTCTCTATTCCAACTTGCTCAGATCCTAATTCATCCCCAGTTCTTATTAAACCATCTTGAGAAATCAAGAAATCAGCAGTGTAACTTCTGGTAGGAACTACATATGATTCATTCTCAATTGTATGATAAACTAGATCAACAAATAAGGTAATTTCGTTTCTCCCTATATCACTTCTCTTTAAAACATGTACGGAGTTGTTTATAGGTAGATCACCAGGGTCCATAATCATACTCATATAATCGTAATCATTCTTTGTAATTAATCTTTTGTTTGCTGAGACTTGAGCTATTGCTTCTGCCCGAATTTCATCAATTGTTGGTATATCCTTCCCACCAAATGCCGGTTCAGTATTCAATGCATTGAATTTTAAAACCCCAGTGGGTTCTGTAATAATTTTATCTGCTTTGTCAATTGCACCTTGCACTATATTACCAAGAGATCCTTTGGTAACACCCAGAAGAATTCTACATGTGTGCCCTGCTGTAGGTTGCATACCAATGATTCCATTTCCAAAGAATAATCTGATCCCTCCATCAATCTGCTTATAAGTAAAACCGTATTCATTTTCCGGTATTAAAAATAATGAATCATACAGTTTCCAAGAAACAGCAAGATTACTTTCATTAGGGACTGGAATAAGTGGATTGATATAGGTTTGGCTTTTTGCCGTAATATATTGAGTTGTAACATTACCTGTATCATTTGTAAAAATTTTAATTTCTGATAAATCACCATCAAACCTAATATCTTTTGTATAAAAAGCATAAGGTTTGATATCCTCGAATGTGAATTCTAAGTTTGATCCTCTGAGAATATCAATCTGCATTACATCTACATAAAAACGTAGTACGTTGTTTGAGATTTTGTAGGGAATGGATATATTATTCTCTTGAGTACTTTCTAGATAGCGTTTTTGTATTATGACAGCATTATATATGCCATTAGTATTAGTAATTGAGCAAGTTGTGGTATACTTTACAGAAAAAGGAATGTCCCCTGCGTAGAATTTCATTGGGGAATCACTTGGCATATTATTCTCATTAGATAGAACTTCATTTACTCCGATCATTTTAAAATTCAAAGTTCCTTCAAAGTCTAATGGAATTTCCATAAGCACACTACAAGAAGCAGGAACAGCCAAGTTGGGATGATACCCTAACATTAATGCCAGGTTAATAACTGATTCCCTCTGCATTGCTTTTGTCAGGAAAAATTCCCTCCACACACTTGAATTGTAATAAATCAAATTACTACTTAACACACTTAGTATATTAATTAGATAACCTAAATAATTAGCATTATTTAAATCCAAATTCTCCAAATCAAGATAACTTTTAGCATACTCTACAAGCTGGTTTCTGATTTGGTCTCTTGAAGAAAAAATCTCAATATTATTTTTATCAAACATAATTATTCCTCAGTAACTTGGAATATCCCTATCCTGTTATTAAACAGGTTTATCAAATTTTCAGAAACTTTCTCGAACCGCCCTTGAATATCTAGTAACCGATCCGAAATCTCATCTGGGAAAATTCTTTTTTCATGCTCGAGAAATGTATAATAGGATGAAATCTGTTTCTCAAGCATAGTTAGATTGAAAGGTGCAACAGACAATCTGCATTGATATATATTGAAGTAATCACTTTGATGAGCTAAATTTATATTCGTCACTACAAACAGTGGGGAGATTTTAATTGATGACGTTTTGAATCCCAAATTCAAATCCACAACATCCCATTCAACAGGTTTCAATCCATATATTGAAGGAAAGGATATTGCTGAATTCATAGACTCATAATATGTCATTCCTTTATTGTCACCCGAGGATTGGGCCGGTTGTATTTGTTCGACACCAAAAACAGGAAGAAGCTTAATTTTTTTCCATTTTACTCCAGACAATTCACCTACACCTAACTTTTCATAGTTCATAGCTAGTAAATGTTCATCATCAACAATCGAATTCTCAAAATCAAGAGAATAATAAGTTACAGGATATGCATGATACAACTCAACATACAAGCGGTATGTTGTATAAAAGTAATCCTGTATATAATTATATCTTCTTATCCATGGTAACATAATTAATCATTCTCTATACTTTTAATTAATTTCTCATCTATAAGGATTGGCACTTCTTTTCTTTTTCCTCGGTATTCGACATTCAAATTAATTTTAAATCCACGTCTGTTCTTAAAAAAGAATACCTGAAATGTAACATTGGCGTAATTTTTATTTCTATTAACTACTCCTGAAATTAATCTTTCTAAAGCATTCTTCGTTTCTTCATTTACAGGAGAGAACAGAAACTTATGAATACCTACGCCAAACTCCGGATCGAACAAATATGTACCTTTATGTGTAAGTAAATCGACATAAATATTATTTATAATGGCATCAATATCAGTTAACTCTGTTAAATCCCCATAGGGATTAATTTTAGAGCAGATGCTTCTAAAAGTAGAATTTTGCTTTGGTCTTTTTTTAAGAAATTGCTCCAGTTTCATAACCTTTTAAAATTTATTTCAGATATTATATCACTTTCCTCTTAGGACGAGTATGTTCCTTCATTTTCTTCAATTTTTCTTGCTCAATTTCATTTTTCTTTTTTAAGATCTCAACCATATCATAGTATGGCATAATCATTATTTCAGACCAACTATGATTCATAACTTCCATCATAGAAAAAACTTCTTCATCAAAATTCCTTTTATACGTATTTCGATAATCAGAGCTCATTGTGTACCATTCGAAAAAATTGAGCGGCAATATTCAATTGTAAAACATTAGGTTCTCCACATTCCTCACAATTCCAATTCGTTTTCAATTCAATTCCATATTTTCCGAATTCATCAAAAAATTTACTTATAATTTCTCGTCTGTCCAATACCGGGAGGCTTTGAAAGCCATACACAATATCAGCTCGATTATCAACAATATTCACAGATCCATCATCAAATCTTTCTTCAAATCTATCAATGATTAGCGTCTGCAAGGCAGTATCTAATTCATTCTTCTGATTAAATGGGGAAGATAAATATGCAACTTCTTCATCGAAAATTGTTGGTTGCTTTAAAATGACATAAACGCCGGATTCCGGTAATCTCAATTCCACTCTTTTAGATAGAATATCAAACTTGTTGGTTACATTTGGCTGTGTTTTTTCTTTCTTCTTTTTTGCTTCGGGGGGCAGCATCACAGGATTTTCATCATCAATCAAAGTATTTACTAAATCCTGATTTAATTCTAACTTACCTTTTTTCGTATCCTGCTCCTTATCTTTGGCTTCTTGTGTAATAATAAAATTATCAAGTTCAGGTATATTCTCTACTCCCCCACCTGCCCTATACAATTTATATGCATCTTTATAATTCTCGCTAAACGGATAGGGATTAAAACTAAACATTTTGTCAATATGAACTCTAAGAATCTGCTCTTTGCCGCAGGAACTACATTGACTTGTAAATTCCTTATCATTTGGCCAGGTACTATGATACACACCGTATAATAATGCTTCTCGATCCTTAATTGTTATACCTTTTTTGAAGTCAACAAATGTCTTGATATGCTTTGGTTTTTCTTGAATTGTAGACCACAGAATATCATTTATAACATTTCTAATCTTCGATGGAATTAATGAGGAGTTACGAATTTTATCTACCTCACTAACCGTTAACCCCCTTACATCAAATAACAGTCCGGTTTGGGGGGTAATAACATGATAAGAACGGTATTTGAGATTAAAACCTTTGAAAATATCCATATGCCTTCTTCCTTTCTTCAGAAAACAAGAATATTAATTTTTTAATTTATTCGAAGGAAAATACCATAAACCGAGAGCGGGGAACCTCTTTTTAGGAAGTCCCCCGCTCACACCCAGAAAGGAGGAAGGAGGAAGGGTAGAGGAGTACGCTAATTAAGCTGAATCCGCGAGGGCGATATCGTTTTCAACATAAGCCCGGCCACTTGTGTAAGCTTGAGCCGCATATGCTTCGCAACGATCATAAACCCATTTCTCATGCCAAGCATAATCAACGTTGAAATCAATATCAACCTCAACCTTATCGTTCGAACCTAAATCGTGACTAAACAAATCCGACGGGTCTTTCGAGGGGAATAAACCAGTAAAGCAATATGCTTGCTCAACATCGATTCCGTTCGGTTTCAATGTCCAGTAAAACATTGTGGCCGCATAATTTGATTTAGTATACTCTCCAGAAAGAAGATTAGAAATACCTGTTCGATAATCTCTAATCATTCTGACCCAGTTATGGAAAATTGTAAACAAAGGAATTCCAGAATATTCTGTGAATCTTAATGACAATGTATTGTCATATGATGCGTTTGTTGGGACAGAATAAGTCACATTTCCCAATCCGTTAAATTCCGTTTTGTTTAATGTTCCACCTGGAATTGTAACATTTGTACAAGTTGATTCAAGGATATTCTTAATTGATCTTCCAGAAAATTTACTAGCGTCATGGCCACTTTGCGCAATATATCTTAAAATAAATTCATCGGGCAGATAATGGAATCTTATTCCAAAATATCCACTAATATAAGGATCAACGGCATGAGCACCGTTTACTGATCCCCAACGTCTTGTAAAAGTATTCTGCCCACCACTTATAGCAGAGAAACTATTTGGAATTATTGGGCTAGCCATATCTATTAACTCCTTTTATTTTTTTTAAATTTATTTCCTATTTTTTTTCATTAAAATTTCAAATGATATAAATATATGAAATTTTAAATACCTAATTTATTTAAAAAAATTAGAGAGTATTTAAGGAGATCCACCTTAAAGAACAAAGTGGATCTCCTTAGGAAAATTTACTTAATGGTAAAGTTGAGATAAATTCTTTCGGCCAGTCTAACTGGCTCCAGCATAATGTTTACATGAATCTCTTTGGCCTTCTTTTGTTCATCGGTAGCACCTACACTGACTGAGAAAGAATATAGTCCACCGTTCGTTTTAATTTCAGACAAGAACGCTGTCACTTTTTGATTGATTCTCGCCCACGTCTCTTCATTGTTCAAATTAAAAATATACCACTTACAAAACTGCTCAAGAGCACGCTTAATATAAAGATAAACACGCATGATATTAACATCTTGGAGAGCAGTTGGTCTTGCTTGAGATGTCAATTGCGAATAAACAGCATAACCTTCATTAAAACGAACAATAGGATTAATCTGCTTAAGATAAAAAGAATCACGTTGCGACGATGATGGACTAAATCTCATTTCTTTGATTCCAGAGATAACCCCGAAATCAAATCCGGCTGGGGCAAGCCACTCCTTTTTTAACGCCGGGAACAATTTGGCCAAATGATAAGTTGGGGGAACCCAAATATCCTTCCCTGTAAATACATCATAAATCTTTGTAAACGGTTCATAAATAGCAATATATTTATTGTCAAAGTTTAGATTATTTGTTCTCACCAATAAGGATTTCTCAGGTGTTGCATTATCACCTAGATCAATTATACCTAAGCAATCTTTTCTTGAACTAACCAAATATGCAATGGAGTTTTTAACATTGATTGGATATCCTGCATCAAACACCATTGAGAAATAATAATCCTCTGTGTTCAATACCTCATCCACATAATATTCTTCACTGGATGAGATATTTTTCTTCAATCTACCAACATAAGCTTTAGCTAACAGAGATTCATAATTGGATACTAAATTTCCATCAGATCCACTTTGTAAAGAAACTCCGCTACTAGTAGTTGATAAATCTACCGGATCATCTGGATCGAAGTCAAAATCTTGACTAACTATGCAACGTATATACTTAGAATTGGAATTAATTACATCCTCTATCCATCTTGATACACCAGCATGATCAACTTTGTTTTTTAGCAAGGATACCTCGAATTTCTCTACAGTTGCATATTGAATCTCAGTCTTTATAATAGTTACCGATTCTTCAGTAGTATCATATGTAGCTACAGGTTCCTCAAATGATTCCTTCAATTTCTTTTGAATACTAATAAGAAATAAATCGTTGTCTACATTTTCTAGATTCGAATACTTTTCAACCTTAATTTTAAAATTGTTATAGTATTCGCCCCTACCCAATCCATAAAACATAATAGAATCGTTGTTATCAACCTGAGTTTGTATTTCCTCGATTGTATTCATATTAGTGGCAGTGGCATATGTCTCAGCCGAAGGTTTAAACTCAATATTAGCAAATTGCGCCGCATCATCCGTACAACGAATTACATACAATGAATCCGATTCAGATAGGAACGAAGAAGCTACGTAATGCCCATAACTATAATTGTGCCCATCTCCACCGATTGCATAATGTATATTCGGTTCTCCAAATTCAATGAAGAAATCTCTGGCATTTGTTAATATCAATTGGTTATCACGTCCTCTTTCACAAAAGATTGGAATGAATCCAATTGCTGTAGGGACTTTTCTTACATACTCTGACAAATCAGTCAGAGTTGTATAAACCCCAGGTGATATATTCGTTTCGACCATAATTTCTGACCTCCGATAAAGATAAAATCTCTAAAATAAGCAGATTTTTTCTGATTTTAAATTTATTCTGAAAAAATGTTACTTCATCTGAAAAAATAAACATAATGAAATCAATGGGTTATTTATTTTTTTCATTTTGAATTATATATATTAAATTCTGATAAACCCAATTTTTTTAAGATTATTAGGAGGTTAAAAGGATGAAAACGTACACCGTATTAGGAGAAGGAGAAAATAAGAAGGTCCTCGAGGGAATCGAAATTGAGCAACACTCGGGGAAGAAATTTTTTAGGGTGGGAAACAGTAATAACCCTAAAAAAATGGTTTTCGTGTCATATAATGACATGGAATTATTAATTGGGGCAGACCAAAAGGTGTATCACGCAGATGTGATCACCTCCAACAGTAATACGAAATTGCTAGTTTTTCCTCAGGATTTTCAGAATAATAAAGTACTGGTCCTGTGGAAAATCCCTTATGATCCAAATGTAAGACTAAGATTTTTCTCTCCGGAGAAGATTAACATCATCATGGCTGCTCATCAACGTGGAGAGAAAATGAACAGGTTGGATATTTTCGCGGAATTGGGTGTATATCAACCGTTAATCTGCAAAAGAATTGCATCCTCTAAATTAGATTATCTACTTGAAGTAATCTATTACAATGGGGAGGAGATCAAGGTGCAAGTTGTATAATTAATCTGTAACTACTCCTCACCTCTTCTGGGGGTCCTTTCTATGCTTAGCTGGAAAGGACCCCATACATTTTTTTTGAGGTTAGATTCAAATGTCGGAGAATATCTTGCAAGACCATCATATCCATTGTAACGACATAAAAATGCTAAAATCAATTTTGAAGCACGAAATTACCAATTACAATTATACGTCGGGATTTATAACTATTGCAAATCACAATTATTTATTTAACAAAAACCAATTATATGAAATTAAAGGTATTGAGAATTATTTCGGTATTAAGATAATTACAATGTTAGGAATAATATCTCATTATAAAACAAATGAGATAAGTAAGGAAATAGAATTAATGCTGAACATTGATTTTGAAAATCAATTTCATAGAGAATTTCTTGAAATAGTTTATACAAATAATTTATTTTACACAGAAAATATTTTAGAAAGTTTAGAACTTACTGACGATCTATATGTTCGTATAACTCCTCTACTGAAAAGAACTAGAAAGGCCTTATATTTAATTACTATCGAAGACATTCTAGAGTATATAGTAGGACTAAATGAGAAAAAAAATAAATATAAGGAAGACGAGTTATACAAGGTGTTTATGAATGCAATTAGCGGAATTCATAGGCCCAAGATAGATTATAATATTGTAATGCAATTTTTTGACAAGGATACAGGGGTGTTTCTAGTCAATCCAGATGAGGACACAAAAGATATCCTTGACAATGGCAATTTTACAGGAGTAATTTCAAATAATAGAGATTATCTTACATCAGTCCAAAATGATCGACTAAAGAAATTCTTTGGTTCTGGTAAAAACTTTTGCAAATTTAAATGCTTAGCTTCTTCTAACTAGAAAAAGATATACCAATTAAAGACTAGTTCGTTATCAGACGATTTTTCACGAGCAGTAAACGTTGTCCTCGCAAACATCTCCATAACTGTCGGCATAGGGGAAGGTGTGCGCGAGTCACTTACAAATAGCCCCGCCTCACTAAGGAACTGTTTGGTTTCCCCACCACTTCCTGTTCCATTACCTTCTTCGGAGGTTAACGTAACGGTTATCTTTGCAACTAGATACCTATTATCACCAGCACTCTCATCAATTTCTGGATCCGCTTGGAATTCAGGATAAGTTGGTGATGTATTATTTGCTCCATCAAAACAATGATATTGTTTATCATTAAAAGTTATGATATTATCTGAACTACCAAGTGGTGCATGATTTCCAAGCTGAGTATCTTTTAAATCCGGTTGAGATGGAGTATAAGGATCCCCACCTACCAGGCCGCCCGTACCCACAGCAAACCATCCTATATATAAGTCTTTCAGATTACTATTAAAGCTTTTATTAAATGCTCTTTGAATTAACCAATGCCTTCCCCGATAAACTATAATATTACTTGTTTCTCCAATCAGATATAACTTTTTATCTGTCCCCCCAATCTTTCTTTCATAAATTTGAACTTTTCCAAAGGGGGGAGTCTTTCTTTTTTTTTGATCAAATGAATCGGAGAAATAATCGGCTCCCCTATCCAAGATATCATGGTATATTTTTTTTGCACTCATTTTATCTAGCTCCTTCTTAAATCTGATTTGATATTATTTCTATACTATCCAATATTGTTGACGAATCAAAGTACGTCTGATCTCCCGGGCAAGAATCTACAAAAACAATTTGCATAATAGTTTTAATCCTACTTTTTTCCTCTCCTATATCACTAACATCCAACTTATCCTCCAATCTCTCTAATTTATTTCTAAATGTTATTATCATTATAGTGATAAGAATATCTTTCAAACCCAGTTCAAACCAGTTATGAGGATCATCAACCCCAGGTCTACCAAAAAGATAACTACGTAAAGCAAACAACAGGGATGAAATTACCATGCTGTCTGTAATGGGTTTTAACCTATCTAGATAACCATCAACTCGTTTGATATATAGTTCGTCTTTCTCTAATTGCGTATTTAGTAATCTCTCGTTGAATGATATAGAACACAATAATTCAGTTATTCTCGCCCTGTATGGTTTGAAGAAATCAATTACTTCCTTTAACGATCTGTAAATAGACGCATCGGTTATCATGAAAGCAAATGGTACATCTATAATACGCAAAATCTTCATCAAATATAACTCAAAGTCCTCGATTATTTTTCTTAAAATTGCCTCTTTGTCACCATTCTCTAAAAGAACATCTAAATCACTTTTAAACTGTGGATTCATTGCCTCCAAAAAGATTTGACAGTTCCTAAATACTGTATAAAGACTACCTGTATATTCTGGCTTAATTTCTCTTGTAAAGTTTCTCAAATATTTTTGATAACTTTTATCTCTTGCATTTCTATCAGAGTAACTTGCATTAACTAACCTGTTATACTCCTCATACACCCTGATAAAATCGTCGGGATTGTCGATTTTGTTATCGGGATATACATCATTATCAAAAGGAGCATATACTCCTTCATAAGAAATGTAACGATCATCAGTAGGTTCCTCAAACAAAATTTCTTTGAACAAATAAACTATTGCGAGAACAACTTCTAAAATATTATATTTTTTTTCGAAATCACGCAATGTAATTTGTCTGTATAATTCTTTGTTTGATAGGAATTCCCAATCCGTATCAATGGGTGGTAACTTTTCTGACGGTAACAAGAGTTCCAGATTTACCCATCTTTCCCCATTAAATACCCAATGAGTATCTGTTTCTAAAATTTTAACGCAATGATTTTTAAAATGATAAGGGATAATTATCCAATCATTTGGGCTGCCCTCTTGTGTTTTTACAGCGTACTTACCTTCATTACCAACAAATTCTCCAATAGGTGAATCCCCTATAATTACTGCTCTTCCAGGATCAACCCCCTCGGTATTTGTAGGATCATTCTCTATACGTATAATATCCATTCTTGTAATTAGAACATATTTCATCCAAAATTCAAAACTCTCTAAACATAAACGATTTAAAATTGCTAACCCAGGAATCAATCTCGAGGAATCAAATTCAGAGGATATGCTGATAAATGGAGTTAATGAAGGAAGGAAAAGATAAGGTGCATTTTCATAAAACTGGTTAATTTCATCCTCAGTAATTTGCCATTGTGCATCGATGAAATCACTATAAGATTTTATAAGTACTAAGCTTTCATCATATTTATAATTTCTAGGATAAACTGGCTTGGACCTAAATATGTATCGACCCTCAGAATTTTTGTCAAGCCACCATTCATATAAGATAGAGTTATTTAACCCAAAATATTTCAAAGAATTATGAAATACCTCTGGTGTACCTTTTCTTTTATAATTTTGTATCAAGGATAATAAAAATTGGATCTTGTAATCCTTATTTATAATCTTGTTGGGATAAGGAAAACCAAAACTTTTTATCAATTCATCCAACTCTTTATTGCTTAAAAGATAAGGGTCCACTCCACTTTTTTTACTCGAAACCATTGTTTTGTGCGCGGAGTACCAGTCAATAAGCAATTGACGTATACGTTTATAATCATCAGAATAAAATGCTGGTTGATCAATTATTTGAGAGAAGAATTTCTCTGTTGTAGTCCTTTCTTTAAATGACAAATTACCTAATGACAAATCCAACTTGGAATCTTTTATCAAATCTAAAATTATTAAATTTTTTTGAGCTTCAGGTAAATCATCATCTAATGTTATTTTAAATGTACGTATCAACTCAAGCAATTTGAAATATAAATCGACGTGTTCATGAGAAAATTCATACCTAATCATTTAATTTACCTTAACATAATAATCAGCTACGAGAACATCGTTTTCTTTAAAGTCAGCATCTTTCCCATCCCAACTAATAATACAACTAGTACTATCCATTATTAAACTAAACGAATTGAGATCTAGTAAATCTCCATTTCTAAACACAAAGAAATCAAATTCATTATAAGGTACATCATCAATTTTTACCATCTTATTAGTTTCCGCCACATTATCTATAGTGACTGCATAACGTTCTGGCCTAAGAATGGTTAAAGCATTATCATATAGGAATTTCATGTTCTTAATTTTCTTATGAGCTTCATTTAGTAAATATGATTCATACATATTTTGTAAAACCGCGTCAGAATCAGAGAATGCATTTTCCTCAAAATAAGATGTATTATCATTAATCATCAAATCTAGATACTGAAAAATCAATTTTGACAATTTATTTTCTAAACCCTGATAATTCACAGAGGAAAGATCACAAGAATTAGTTAACCGGTACTCCAAGAGTAAATCAAGCAATATACGTACCTCTCCTTCTACATTAAAGTAGTCAAATGTCGAATCCGAATCGCTGATGTAAAATTTACATGATACCCCGGTTGTTTTTAATCTTTCTCGTATTACATTTGAGAAACTAAGTAAATCCACCTCTGAAAAAGTGAATACATAATGATCATCGCTATATGCGTTATCAAATAGCAATGCAAAAAAATTATCAGGTTTTATGAGATTCTCTTTCAGTTCAACTTCTGGATAGACGATATCAGCATTATAAATATCCTTATGATACCACCAATACTTCAAAAAGTAATGATCTAGTTCTGGAAAATAAGATTTCATTTTTTTTAAAATTTATTGTATTTTACTAGAATATCACCTAAGGAAATCGAATTCCTTTATATGCCGTTAACAAAATGATCAAGAGAAAACGTAATATTATACCCTGTCCCACAAAATTCCGTTACGATATCCCCGAAACGAGCATGAGGAAGTAAATTGATAAATGTATCAGGAGATCCTGTAATACATAGGTTAATTGGACAATGCGGACAAGTATGTAAACCAATCGAGTGCGTGGATAAAGACGACTTTAAATTATTTGTGTATGCATTTGGCGATCCTGTTATTCTGATTCCGGTTATGATGTGAGGACAACATTTTCTACCATGTGATCCTATACCTATCGTTAAACAAGTTATCTGATTCGCACCAGGCATAGCGTCTTATAAACCCTTTATTTAGCTAATTTTTAGTTATTAATTACAGGTTCCATTTTGGAATGGATCATACTCTGGATCACCTAGATTATCAATCCAATCCTGATATTGTTGCCAAGTAATCTTACATGAAGGATCTGTCCACTGCTCCATATTTTCAATTTGCTCAAGAATATTTGGCTTACCATCTCCTTCGATCATAAAATCGATCCCATAAATGAGTTCATTACCATCCATATCCTGACTAAAGATGAATTCGTTCAGTAGTAAAGTTGCTCTAGGTATGATTTGATTATATGTATATCCACCACAATAGTTCGCAAACTGCCCATGCAACATATTAAGGCTTTGTATACAGGTATGTGATTTTGGGTGAGTATGTGAGTTATGCTCATGAATAAGTATATCAGAGATCATTGCCCCGCATCTTGAATTAACATTATCCCAAACTTGACAATCCTGCTCAACGCATAATTTCTCTAAAAATACATCTACCCCATTTATTCTTGCCATTGTACTAATGAAGGGACAAATTTTTGTACTCATAAATAAATAACCTTTCTATTTTAGGAAGTAATTGGTGGTATAGTTAATTCCTCAAAATAGCCTTTTGCCTTAGCAATTTGATTCTGAGTATTATTCAATATGATTTTGCAATTATGCTCTATAGTTTTGATGTTTTCCAATGTTTGACTTGACACATCCTTAAATATAGTATAATCAATTTTTCCTTCCGGGGTCAAAAGAACCTTATTTAGACACCCGTTGGCTTTAGTACGCATTTGCTCAATATCAATCACATATGTATCTAAAAGGCATAGGATCAAGCTATCCAACTTCTCTAAGAGTTGAGGAATTTTTTCCATCCAAGAATTAAAATTTATAAGTGATAAATCTAGACCTATTGAAAATTCCGGGAAAGGATAATCTATTTTTATTAAATCGGTTATAGACTTAAAAATAAAGTCCTCTATCATAAATACAAAATCGGCTGGCATTTTTAGTGATGCCAAAACCTTGTTCCATGCATCCTCTATAGGCACAGTATCTATTTCGGGAAACGAAAGATTCATTTGAATGCATGGATTATCTTTCAGAAAATCAACCATATCAGTAATAAACGTACTTTTTGGTAAACTTAAATCAACATGGTAATTACCTAGATTTGATATAAACTCATTAATTTTTGATTCAATATCCTCAGTAGGATTCTCAAAATCCCTAATTTGTATTTTTATATTCTTGGCCGTGGAAATGTGTACGGTTTGAAAAGCACATATACGCGAAACAATATTATCTACTTCTTCCATCATTTTATTTTTGTAAATTAATTTCGCTAACTTATTATCGAATCCCATTTTTAACTATCGCATCCTTTCTTTGAAATCTTTGTATGTTCTTGGTTACATCCATGCAAATAAGTCCGTTTCTATTTAATGCCCATGGAACCGTATGTGATCCTCTATGATACATGGGGGTTAAATCAAGATTAATTACAGACTCATCTTTTCTCAATCTAGAACTAACTCGGTAATTCTTTCTAACAAATTTATCTTGCTGTAATCTTTCTCTTAGAAAATAAACTGCTTCATCATTTTTCAAAGGGCGCTTTAGATAACCATATACATGATATCCATTTGCGGAAACGGTCACTCTTACTCTACTTATTAACTTTATGTCTCTAAATACCCTCAAAACGTTCAAAACACAAACCTTCTTTTCATCCTCACTAATATTAGTACCTGCATCAACATCAACGCAAAAATATTGCAATTTGTTTCTTTCCTGTTCCACTGATAAAGAGACGGTACGTCCAGTTATAAAGTAGCTATAATTCTCATCATTAAGTTTTATAGACCTAAATTTATAAAATCGTTTAATAATCGGAGTATTTACATCAATAAATATAAATAGCAAAATGGGTCTATCACCAACCTCTGCTAAAATTTTATTTTTATACCTTGCATAATGGTTCCATACTTGTCTTTGTTTTAAACCTGAGGGATAATACTCATTTTGAATTACAATTGTGTCAGGATTTTTAGGAATACCCATGTTCTCATTCTTCTTTTTTTAGTAAAGTAGATTTTCTAAAACTTGTTTTAATTTATTTCTCTCTATCTAGTGGGATATATATGTGATATTATATCTGATAGAAAATTAATTCGTATGACATCCGGAAATGTTTTATGATTGACGTTATAAACTCGATTTACTAGAAATGTCTTAGTTAGGAATTGACTTATTTCGTTACAGGTATCCGGATTGTCTTCTGTAAAATAACCTATATCATATGCTTGAAGATATTGTAGCTTATTACCAATTTCTCCTGTATAAATGGTTTCATATTCAAACATGCCTTTAAAATTATTTTCAAGACTCTTTTCAGTCGCATCCTTCAAATGCAATTCTCTGGCCGTAACAAAAAGAATAGGTTCTTTGCTTTGCTCAAAAATTTGGACTAATGTTTCTTTTACTGTTTTAAATGGACGTATCACCTTGGTAGTTTTTAAAATTGTCTGCTCAATAGTATAAGAAATATCATCATCATCCAATCCAGGAACGGTAAAAATAAATTCAGTTAGAAATAATCTTAAATCAATTCCATACTGTTTTTTAAATTCTTTAATTAGATGAGTATGTAGATTCAGAATAACTCCATCTATGTCAAAACCAATTCTTTTCATTTTCTTACATCCTCATTAACTTTTATAAACTAAAAAGGAAATTCTTTAGTTTTAAATCCAGCCGCTTTCTTGTGCCCACCTCCTCCATATTTTTCTGCAATCTGGGCAACATTAATGTATGGCTTCTCTGTATATAAAGAAATATTCCAATTACCTTTTACATCTAAAGAGCAACTTATTAAGATATCATATTTGTCTCTATCCTCTAACTCGTTAAAAAATAAAGAATTTATTTGAGACGAATTAACTACTACACATCTCCATCCCTCGAAGTTCGATCGGAATGCATTCCTCAGTAACTTCTTGTTTAATTTTTTTTGATACCTTAAGCAAATTCTTCCTTCATTAAGTATTCTGTTTATCAATTCTTTGTTTTCGAACAACTGTGTCCAAAATTGTAAATTATTCGGAAGGATCTCCTTGTCATTTTGATTGCGCATTCCATACTCAAAAGGCAAGACATCATCATTAAAATAGAAGTCCCCTGTGTCATACTTATCAATTAAATTAACGCAGTATGGTATATCCTTTTCTGGAAAAAAGTATTTCCAGGTTAGCATACATCCGGAGCTTTCCTCATCCAGAATTCCGTTAGTCTCAAAATTATATTTCTCAGATTTGTTAATAGCACTGTAATGATGATCTAACCAAATAAAATTTTTACAATTCTCTTTAATAAAAAACATTAGGTTAAAATCGGTAAAACAGAAATCACACATGATAACTATATCTTCTTTTGTAAAAGAAAATACATTCTCATTCTTAATCCTACTATCTCTTAGTGAATCCATGAAATGATAAATCCGTGTTTCCGACCGGATTTCAACGGAATTATAATAATCAATCGGATATAAATCCGCTATTGGATACTTATATTTAACTATAGCAGCGGAGCACTTTCCATCTAAATCAGACGAATGATAAAAACATTTATATCCCATCCAAAACCTTTCAAGAAAAAACCAAACCACTATTTTTAAATTTTTTCTAGTTTAACAAAATAGGATTTGAAAAAAAGGGTGGCAGTTTTGATTTTTCAGAAAAAACTGCCACCCTTAAAATTATTAATATAGATGACCTTGTTTTAGATGGAAATCTGAACGAACTTCACAACTAATCTTCGCGCATCATCTAAATTCTCAACCACAACTCCAGGAGCAATAATACAGGAAAGTGGATGAGAATCATCAATCCTGTCTCCTACACCAACAGAAATAATAGATCGATTGGTCCAACCATACCATCTTTTTTGTTTCTTATTAAATCCAATACTACAAATCGTACTTTTAATAGAAGCTCTCTCCGGCTTAATTCCTTGACGATAAAGTAACCTAGCAAATTTTGGATCACCGATGTAATAACCCTGGTCATTATATGCACTTCGTACCTTAAAATCCTTACATTTAAAAGGCTCTCCACTAATCAACTCATCACGAATCTCCATACCCGAATTGAACCTTTTGGACTTCAGAACTTCCTTAACAGTATACATTTCCGCTTTCTCCTTCCTTTAGGAAGAAATAAAAATTTTTTTGAAATTCCATAATTTATTTATTTATTTTCACCGATAATTTCTGGCAATTTTACTATCTTGTAATCCTCTGGTAGATTCACAGGCGGAGAAATACTTATCTCTGTAATGACGATTTCCTCTGGCGCATTTTCGTCATCATAAATTGCTTTACCGGTAAAGTTAAATTCTCTACCATCAGACAGCTTAATTGAAAGAATCTGTATTTTATTTATCATTTTTAAAATTATTCTTCCTTTCTTTTTTTCAATTTAGAACCTGATTTTTCTTTATAATATTTCTCAACCTATTAATTTCATTTCTTAAACTAGTATTTTCTTTAATTTTTTCATTAACAAACAAAACTAACTTAATTTGAGATTTTCTACATAGATTGAATTCCTCTATTTCAGTAAAACATCTGTTTATCAATTTAATATCCTTCAAAGTAAAATCACTTCGCATTAGTTTCTTTTTTATAAATTATTCAATAATCTGCGCGGGTGTGATTGTCCCCGGTTCTAGATTCGTATTACCCCGTTCTTTCTCTTTGGCAGCTTCTTTGGTGGCTTCAACGAAATTTTGCATGTAACTATTTTTGATAATACTGAATCTATTAAATAGTAAATTTAACTTCTCAAAAAACAATTCTAACTCCAATGTCTTTGCTTCAATCTGCAAAGACTTTCTGAGATTCTCCAAATCTAAAGCCAAAGGAATTGACCGATTTGGATACTTATTGTTCATTTCCGTAATTTGAACAAAGAATGAAGATACCATTTCCTCAAAGTCAATGATCTCTTGGGTGACTTGTTCTAGTACTGTCATAAGATTAATTCCTTTCAAATAAAATGTTTAATATTTATTTCGAGACAAACCAAAATTTTTCTAGAAAAAAAGAAACCTCCCAGAGATCTAGTAAAACCTAAACAATCTCTGGGAGGAGGGGAAGGTAGGAAGGATGTCGGATCTATTACAATATTTATTCGCTACTATCAATAATTCTCATAACGCCAATTCCTTCATTCCGGATGACCTTAAGAGCATATCTGCTCATAATTGTCAAAGAAGGAGAATACCCTAACGGATAAGGCATCAACAATGAGGGAACATATGGCGCATACACAAAGACCGCACGTGCTCCATCGTTGCTATGATAGAGAACCAAGATCGTACCTTGCGGTACCACACTGGAAACTACAACCTTCCAATTGCCACCAGCAACCGTGGCGGAGCGATACCCAAGATCACCACCTTCTGAACCCGTACCAGCATACTCGAAGGTATCCAAAGATTCAAAGATAGCAGCATCTATTGGGTTGCAAGCCAAGATATTGGCTGGACCCATATGGCTAGAATTAGTAATTTGAGCAGAGAGTCTAGACAGAGGAGGAATAATATTTTCATACCACATTTTGCGGCCCCAAGTAAATGTGGCCGGGGGATTCTTGTCAAATGTATCGGTATGACTTGATGGATTCAATGACGCATTGGCAGCAATTAGTTTATTCACAATTTCTCGATCAATATCCAACGCAATTTGATCACCAATCATGTTGACAAATTCAGTTTGAACCTGGAGATCAAATAACGCCTTAACATCTTGTTCGAAGTTGACTGTCCATTCCGCTGAAATTCTACGATCAATTGTGGCAAACTTGATTGGCTCCAGCTCAAGTTGAATCATTGGATTAATTTGGTTTTCTTCTAATGAGCATACAGCCTTCCACGTTACACTTTGCACAACACCAGTCGTAGAACTCCAAGAGAACGTACCTCTATACCAATCAACATGCCCACTGATAATGTCTGTCTGACCACCCAAGGATTGGACTTGTTTTGAGAATGTCCCGTCGGTGCCTGGAATAATCGAAACCGAGTACACTGACGCGGTGGAATCCTCAAATGCTATAATTTCAAAATCTTTTTCAATATGAGAATTGGCACTAGTTAATCCTGCGGTAGCCAAGACATCGACTATCGCACCGGGGTTTGTGGAACGTCCAGAAACTTGAACACCAGTAGAAGGACCTCTTGAAACATCCGTAGAAATTGAAGGAAATGAGTAATTATAGTCTCCATATGCTCCATTCTCATATTTCTTGAAGTTGGCTTTGAGGAAATACTTCACTACGTTCGGCTTGTCAATAGGCATGACATTAACAATTTCTTTAGCAATCAATCTTGGATAGAATTTTCTGAGAATTGGAAGTGTGAATGTGTCATACGGATTAAGCTGGAACATAGAGTTCTCAAGTAAGTTCACTCTAGTATTCTCAGCTAACATCTTGAATCCTTGCTTGGTTTTCTCATCCTTGATCCCCGTAGCCAAAGAATCCACATACATGTTAAAAGCATCGGAGTTACCCAGAATCGCTTTAAATTGATCCGGGTAACGCGGATCCAATCTTTTATTTCTTTTTACCCGATTATAGGTTTCTTGCAGAAGTTCATACATAATATTTACACCTCGTATTTTAGAACATTAGTTTTCATTTCATTTAATAATCGAAGATCTTGAATTGTGGTCTGGTAAATAGATACTAAGATTTTCTTCGATAGTTCTTAAGCTAGAAAAATCTTTCAGCTTTAATGTATCTAAGAGATCTAGAATTTTAAATCTGTTTTTCCCGATTAAAACACCTTCCTTTTTCAAGGTGTAAATCATGGAAATGACTCTTTTCAAAGTCTTAACTCTAGATAACTCCTTAGTTAAATCCAAAAGATTTTTCTTAATATCTTTGACCTTTGAAATAGTATTCAAAAGAACCATTTTGCTGTGAAGATATTCTTGATGAGATTTCTTAATTTTTTCGTTGGTTCTAGTCAATACTATTTGGGAAAGATAAAGCATAAGATTCTCGTCAAAAATCTTATTATCTTCTATCAGACCAGCGAATTCAATTTTCATTAGTTATACCTCGACTATTTTTTATAATTTATTCCTAAAAATTTTAAAAAGAAAATGCTCAGATAACCAACAAGAAGAACTTCTCGCAAAAAACTGATTTCTTTTAACTTAGTAACTCTTTTATTCTAATTAAATTAACATCTATCTGTTTATTCAAATTGTCTAACTCGGTTTGGATTTCGTCAACTCTAGCTTGAAGCTTACCTAATGTTTCTAATAATTTCTCATTCTTAGCAACATTTCTTTCCTTCATATTCTCGAACTTTTCCAATATTGATCCTTTTGAAATTCCTTTGTGATTATTGATATATCGTTCAATTGATTGAAAGATAATCTTTCCGTCTATATCACTTAGATTATTCTTAGCAAGAGTAGTATTTGATAGATTACGTATTCTCATTTTTTTAATCCTCTTTTCTAGCGAGAATTTTAATTAAATCTAATGAAATAAACTCCTTAACATTAACTCCTTCTATTTCATTCTCTCCTGTGAATTTTGGCATCAAGAAATCCTTGTATACTTCTGTAAGATAATCGCCATGTGATGGCCATAACTCAACAAATAACTTTTTCTCTAAAAATGCTCGATTTTCTAAAACCTTCTTACGTATTCCTTCGGGTAGATACCTTATTACTCCAAATGTTCCAGTATCGACTCTACCCATAGTACGTAATTGCTTCTCCATTTCGGATGTGAAATACATCACATAATAGATAACCTCACTTTCCTCAAAACTCCATCCTGTTTCTTCAACTTGTTTTTTGAATATCTCAACTAAATTACGTTGCTGCGCAACTTTTAGAGCCGCATCTTTTACCATATGCTTAGAGGACTTATAACCTCTAAGTAACTCCTGATATGCGCACATCTTTGTATAAAAAAGATCCTCAACTTTCTTAATCAGAAATCCACATAATTCTTTATCCTCAATGACTCCTTCTTTTTGTATAATAGAATGATATGGAGTTAGAAATTTTGAGAAGTATTGTAATAGCACAAGATAATCTGTTTTGGTTATTCGGTCGGATTTTAGATTAGTTAGAACCTCCTCCAAATCTTTGAGTAAAGTTTCCATTCTACGTAATTTACCATATGCTTTTCTAAATCCACTTTTTGCTGTATTTAAAGCTTCAAGACGACCACCCATTTCCAACATAGCTTGTCTAAGTTTTCTATGAGGAGTATGATGCTCTTGATATTGAACGCAGACATCCTGAAATCCGCTCGAGGAAACAGGAATCTCAGCTAATACCTCTGGATACAGATCAATTAACGTTTTGCCTTCGTTTACAATATTAAGAACTTCATTTAAATTTTCCTTTACACTCAAAGGAAATTTTTCAGATCCTAAAATATTTAAAAACTTCTCATCCACATTACTTAAAGCAAGATCATTTATCTGTTCAACATTTTCTTTAGCAATGGCAGTCTCATTTTTCATCATTTGCCAAAATTCTCCTTCAGTCATATTTTAACTAGAACTATATGAATACTTTTGATCAATATACCAATCAACTGTTTGCTTTAATCCATCTTCTAGAGAAACAGATGCTGTAAATCCAAAACTTTCCTTAGCTTTTGAAATATCAAGAACTCTTCTAGGTTGACCGTCTAACAACCCATTCCACTCAATAGGATGAATCTTTCCAAAAATCTTAAACAAAATATTAATTAGCTCAATTATACTAGTTTCTCTTCCTGTTCCAATGTTCACTGGTTCGGGTTCATCGTAATAAATAGCGGCCAAAATTACAGCGTCTACGCAATCAGTTACATAGAGAAAATCTCTGGTTGCACTTCCGGTTCCCCAACACTTTAATGCCTCGTTTTCTTTTAAATCGGAGATCTTTCTAATTAGAGCGGGAATTACATGGGACGTTTCTAAATCAAAATTATCATATGGGCCATATAAGTTAGAAGGTAAAAGATATATTCCGTTGAACCCATATTGCTTCCTATATGTTTGCAACATAGTCAACAACACCTTTTTGGCAATACCGTAGCCCGAGTTAGTTTCTTCGGGATATCCATTCCAAAAATCGTCCTCCTTAAATGGAATATTTGTATATTTAGGATATGAGCAAATAGTACCTATCTGAATAAATTTCTTTACTTTATAAATTCTAGAAAGCTCAATTAAATTCAAACCCATCAACAGATTAGTATAAAAGAAATCACCAGGATATTTGGAATTTACCCTAATTCCTCCAACTTTAGCAGCTAGATTAAAAACAATCTCTGGTCTATTTTTGATAAACCATTCTTTAGTAGAGATATAATCCGTTAAATCATATTGGTCATGAGGAAATCTTATAATAAAACATCCCAACTTCTCCAACTTATCACAAAGATGCTTTCCCAAGAAACCAGTATCCCCAGTCACACCAATTTTATAATTTTTAAGAACTTTGAACATGAGAATTATAACTCCTTCTAGAAATTTCTAAGTTACGCCACTAACTTCTTCTCTTGTAAAGCTAGATTATAATCATGTTGACACATTAATTTAATTAATTCATCAAATTTGATTGTGGTTGACCAGCCCAAAACATTTTTCGCTTTTATAGGATTACTAAGCAAGATACTTACATCAGAAGGTCTGAAATATTCTGGATCTATAATGATATAATCCTTATAATCCAGATCAAAATATTTGAATGCTAAATTAAGAAATTCCTCTACAGAATGTGTTTCCCCCGTGCCAATTACGAAATCATCAGGAACATGATGTTGCAATATTAACCACATTGCTCGTACATAATCTCCTGCAAAACCCCAATCGCGTCTTGTATTTAAATTGCCTAATCTTAATTTATTTTGTAACCCAACCTTAATTCTAGAAGCTGCTCTAGTTATTTTTCTAGTTACAAATGTTTCTCCTCGTCTTGGGCTCTCGTGATTAAACAAAATACCATTACTTGCGAATATTTTGTAGGCTTGCCTGTAAGTTCTAGTTAGATAGTAAGAAAAAACCTTAGAACATGCATAAGGAGATACAGGATTGAATGGAGTAGTTTCTGTCTGAGGTATTTCAACCACACTCCCGTACATTTCGGAAGAACAAGCCTGATAAAATTTAGTATGGTTTGCTAAGTTGTTATTTTTTATAGATTCTAAAATTATTAAAGTACCGAAATTATTTACATAGTTAGTATAATATGGATTTTCAAAACTTACTTGCACATGAGACTGCGCAGCAAGATTATAAACCTCATCCGGTTTTATCTGCTTTATTAATTTATCAATCAGGATTGGATCACTTACATCTCCATGATACAGTTTTAATTCATTAAAAATATGATCAATCCTTCCCGTATTAAATGAACTTGCTCGTCTTATTATACCATGTACCTCATAATCTTTCTCTAGAAGTAACTCGGACAAGTATGACCCATCCTGACCTGTAATACCTGTGATCAAAGCTATTTTCTTTTTCATAATAAATTTACTTTACCATACCCAATTTTTCTAATTTATTTAGAAATTCCTGAAACTCTCCTCCACTCATCACAGAAGAATTCATAAATAGTTTGGACTTATCCTTATCGGTTATTTGTAAATTCTCAAAAAAGTTCTTTAGTATATCAATCTCTTTTTTTCCAAATGTTAAACTATTTAACGAAAAATCATTAAATGCCTCCCATGTTAAAGGACACCATCTACTAACAAACTCATTCCCAATTATAGTTGCATACTCCTTTATCTCATTTTGGGCATTAGACTCCATCCTCAACTCTAAGAAATGTAAAAGATTTCTAAGATCAACTTTCCAATATATCTGAGTGTATAAACTTACAGGAAGATCTACTCTTGCCAATTCTCTGGAAATACCACTGTCGATCCGTTCCTTATAAATATTGTAAATATATTTGTGCAAACTATTTTGTTCTTCAGAATGTCTAGCTCCTTCATTGAATTCTAATTTCTCAGAGGAGCTACCTTGTTTATTTAAAGTACTTTGTTTGCGCCAATCTTCTGGACCGACTACAAAAAATTCATCTGTGGCCTCTGAATATCTCAAACTTATTTCATTTAATGAAGCCATACGATGACGAACCCATTGTCTCATTACAAAAATTGGTAATTTAACATGAAATACAATAGTAGGGAATTCAAATGGAGAAAAATGCTTATGTCTAAACAAATAACGAATTAAAGAGCGATCGTCTCTAATAGTCTTAGTACTTTTTCCATATGAAATTCTAGCTGCCCGTACAATTGAGGAATCCCCTCCCATATAATCAGCAACATAAATAAACCCCTTGTTTAAAACAGGAAATGGCTTTCCAAGAACTTCTTCTAATCTAGAATTGGCCGAATGTTCCCCTTTAACGCAATCCACACGAAACTTTCCTTTCTATCTAAAAAATCTAAACACCAATATATATATATTTTGTTACAGCTCTTCTTTCCGCTTCTTTCTTTTCCTTATTTTCTTTCTACCGCTGTTTAGCATAGAATAGCATACAGCAATAGCTTGTTTATGATGAGGTATTATTTTTTTTCCAGACCTAAGTGTAATACCATCTTTAATAACCTGTGGTATACATCTATTCAAGAAATCCTTTGACAATTCTCCTTTTTTCAACGTAGGCATTTTTTGACTCCTTATTTCTTAGCATTTTTGGTCTATGGAAATTTATTCCAACTTTAATAAAGATTATCTCACATAAAATGCTCTAGCTTTTAATTCATCCAAACTCAATTTAAAATATTTATCAGAATTGTAATATTTATAATCCCAATCATAACTGGAACAAATTGGCTCCAGTTTACTGACTTTCAGACTTTCAGGAAAAGCAAAATAGCAATCAGCTTTGCTTCTAGAGTTATTACATACCATCAGTAAAATTCTTTCCAGAGGATCTTTTCTGACAAGAAATTGGACATCTTTGTTTTCAGAATAACATCTTATTTGTAGTAGTTCGTCATCAATTTTCTCCATTAGGAACTTAGAGCACTTATATGCTTCATATGAAATCTTCTTTACATTATTAAAAGAGAGATTATCTGATTTGGATAATTCCCAAAAATAACACCCTTGGGCACCATTTATCCATGCCGCATAATTCTGATAACGTAAATCTTCTTCAAATAGATAACCAGTTCCATTAATTGGATGAGTATATTCTGGAAATTCTTTTCCTTGTGAAAACAATCCCCAACCTTTTGTCAAATTTAAATTATCACTATTCTCAATTAGATTCTGTATTGCCCGTTTTGTTCTTTGTACAGTTCTGGCTAAGAAAACTCCCTGTCCATTTTTGCCATCATTCAAAAAATCACCAAGATATAAGTCGTCTAATATATAATCTCCAATGTCCTTCAGTTCATTCAGTAATATTTTCAAATTTGACTGATTTACTGGATCAAAATCATAATTACCATTTCCTCTAATCACATTGAATATAGGATGATAATCAATTTTAGAATCCGCTTTCACTAACAAATTCTTATACGTAAGTAGAGTTTGATAATTCCTTTTTCTAACATCCATCTGTCTAGCCAGATCTCCGCCATATGGTTCATCAGATAACATCCAACCTAGCAACTGACCTTTTTTAGAAACTCTCTTTACTCTGGTTACGAATTCATCAATTTCGTTTTCAGGAATCCCTTCCCAATGCCCATTTAAAAACAATTTAAGATCTTTGGTCCTAGAAAGTAGAGGAAAAATAACCTTAATGTCAATCTTCCCATCTGTCTCTTCTTTTTTATCAGCTAAAAAATCTAGCAATCTTACATATCTTTCTGTCGTTGTCCATTGATCCATTCCTCTTTCAAAAGGCTCTCCCCAAGCTTCCATATTACTATAACCAATTGGATAAACAAAGTTAAACCACCAACATCCACTATCAATAAGATATTTTAGATCACCTCTCTTCCATTCCCCGGGCATAACAGGTGGATCATCTAACTCCCCCAATCTATGAGCACTAACTGCCCAACCAATTGGAAACCATTTAAACTTGCCACTAGGATCATTCTTCCTTTTATGAAAAGCATATGTTTTATCTTCTGGAGGTTTTCCTTCTTTAAAAATTTTACTTCTAGTTATTTTCTCTGTAGGTGTAATAACAATTGACGAGGATGATGTTGCATCTGTACAACCACTAGCTATTTTTTTATAATCATATAATCTACCAAATTCGTACATTTATTGCTTCTCCTTTTTATGCGCTAAAAATAATGCTTTTTCTTTATTTCTTCTATTTGTAAGACCAAGCAACTCAATTTTTTTGCCTTGATAAGTAATCTTGTTCCACTTTAAAAATTCCTCAGCAGCTTCATCATACTTTTTCTCATTTAATTTCTTTAGTAATGTTGACTTTGAGAAATTACCTTCACCAACATTGAAAACAAACGAAACTAAAGCATCATATTGATTCTGAGTTAACTCAACTTTTACTAATTTATTTACAGCTGCCTCTGCGATTGAGATATCATTTTGTAAAATTTTTAGTGCCTCATTCCTATTTACTCGATTGATTGTATAACGTTCTGATCCTTTGCCAGCATGACCATATCCAATTGTCCATACACCTTTCGAATCCTTATACCAAGTAGGAGAAAAATTCTCAAACTGTTTTATTAATTCTATACCTTCCGTGCTTATTTTCATTTTACTTTCTCCTCTCTGAGAATTAAATCTAGATTACCTGTACTAATATTGATTGAAATGGAACACCTCTTTCAGTAGTTTCAACATATTTAATTACAGCATAACGACCAACTAATCGATCTCTTTCTTTCCAAAGGTTAATTCTCATTTCTCTAGTAAGCAGAGGCCCCGTACCAATTTTAAATTCATTACCTTCCTTGTCTGACAAAATAAGAGCTCCCAATGAGTTCTTAGGATTACCATTGATATCTCTTTCCTCAACAACTCCAACGATTAAATATTTATCGGTTTTTAATGGTTTAAATTTTAGTAGATCAGTGCTTCGTTTACCAATCTTGTACAACCCTTTAGGATTCCTAATGATTATTCCTTCAAAATTCTTCTCTTTGAATTTTTCCAGGTATATCCAGATATCATCTTTATAATTTACTCTAAATGTAGGAACAATTCTTAAAATAGAATTACCCTTTATAACAGTACTCCATTTTTTTAAAATCTGATATCGTTCCTCAAATATTTTCTCTGTATCAACTATATCAAATATATAATATTTTATTTTTCTAAAATTCTTATGTATGTTCTTCCTAACTACTATGGAACGAATAATTTGTAAACTATATTGGGGATGATATAATTCGCCATCAAGTTGATACTTACCTAACCCAGTTTTTAAAATTACCTCTTTAATATGTGGCAGTGTCAAAATGACATTGCCTTGTAACGAATATAATTGATCATTTTTAAAAATAGCTCTAATGCCGTTAATCTTGGGTTGCACATAGTAGTATGACGTGTTCCATCTATCTAAAATTTCTTCCTGATATGGGATAGCCAGCATCCCCTGATCACGTTTAGGATAATTACTTTCCAGCAAAAGAGCATTAACCATTTTTCAGGTTTTCCATTTGTTATTAAGATGATATATCTCATCGATAATCATCTTTTTCTCAATTCTATTTTTTATAGTAATACGCTTATATATTTTCCCATCTTTTCTAAATACGAGTATTAATGGAGCGGAAGTTGCATTAGGTGATACAGAAAACATTTCAAATACCTGCCTTAATTTTTTCGGACCAATATGTAGTTCACATATCTCATTATTATGTAGTCCAAACAAAAAAGGATTCCTTTCCAATAAGAAAAATTTTAACCCCACGAAATTTTTCTGGCCAGATTTGAATTGAGAAGGAACGGATGAATTCATAAATATATAATCCTTACCTTCAATTGTTTGATATACAGGTCTACCAAAAGAAGTCATATCCATGATACTTCTCCTTTCTTACACAAAAAAAACAAACCATAGAATTTTTTTTAAATTTAATTCCTAGGATAAATTTTAATTTTTTTAGCAAGAAAATGTTTTTTGGATTTAGGTTATTGAACCTAAATCCATTATTATTATAGTTAAATATATATAGAAAAAAAACTAATTATGTCATAGAACTTTGAAGCCCTACATTAGTAAACATGGTATTGGACAGTATGTTGCTATCAGCATAGACATATTCTTTCTTATAATTGCCGTATATTTTCTTTTGGGTAAAGTCAACATGCAAGCACTCAACATTTCTTGCAATCATTACTTTATATCCATTCATGAGTAATAATTCAGTAAAATGAGCATCCTCATTTACTAGTTGTCCCGAGTTATTTCTGCTATAACACATAAACCATGGTTTACGTATTTGCTTAAAGCAATCAACCCGTATCAAACTAAATCCTAAGCCGACTAGCCAATTACTCTCTAATGTTTTGTCCTCAACTTTAATTTTGTCCAATTCAACTACCATTCCTTCATCGTTTAATTGTAAATGCACAGAATCTGTTGGTGTACCTTTCAAAACATAATTACCAGCAACCATACCAATTCTTTCATCACCCTCAATTATATCAATCAACGTACAGAAATGATGATCGGCAGGTATGATATCATTATCAATAAATAGTAAATATTTAGCATCTTGTTTTAGTGCTTCCTCGGCCAATGCCGTCCTAGCTAAATCAACAGGCATTCCAATAACCTTACAATGCTGACTACGAAAACTTCTTCTCATTTTCAATCTTCTTAAATCACAAGCAATTGGATCATTTTCCTCTCTTACCGGAGTACCAATTAGTATCAACGGAAAACTGACTGGAAATCTAACAGATTCAAAATGAGCATAATCCTCAATTGCATTTGATGCATAGACTACATTCTTATCACGTTCTCCATAACATCGTTTCCATGCTTTATCATAATGTAAAGTCTTAATACTTAGATCAACCAAAGCCAATTGTCCTGTGTATTCAAACAGATTTCTAGTAAAAAAATAGTCTTCCCCCATATTCCAAAAACCATCTTCTGACACAAATGCCCAAAATAAAGGGAATGGGACAATCTTACTAATCTCTTTAATATTTAAAAGAGTAAAACCCATAGCACAGAGATCAGTCTCTTTGACACTATCTATACCATCCAAATCTAAAAGCTTTCCGTGTGCACTAACTAATGGTTCTATTTTTCTAAAATAATTAGCTGCAACTACTAACCGATTTGTACTTCTCATTAAATCATATAACTTAATTAAAGCATTATTTGGTGCAATGATATCATCATCAACAAACAGAAGATAAGTACAACCAAATTCACATGCTTTGTTAACTGCTAAATTTCTAGCATCTACAATATTCATTCCCCAAATATTTAGAGTCCTAAAAGTTAGATTAGTAGGAATTGCTAATCGATTTAGTACATCTGTCAAAATTAGATCTTCTTCTTTTCTTCTTGTTGTCGCAATAATCAAATCATACTTTTTCTCTAAATTATAACTTTGAAATTCAGAGTTCTTTTCATATATCTTATACACAAAATTGAAATTCTTATTCTTTATGTAAAGGTTAACACGAATAATGAAATCCTGAACAATACGGTATTCCCAATCCGTCAATTCAGTTAACTTCTTCCAAAGCATCTTTGATTTAATTTCCCCAAATGCTCTATACTCTATCTCTATTTCTTTCAGAAGATCCACCAGCTTGTTCATTTCTTATATAGGTATCCTTTCGAAAAAATTATTTGTAATTTAATTATCAATTCACGCTAATATTTCAAAAAATGA